TGAGGAAGGCTTAGTTATAGCATTACTACGCTTAAGTTGGGCAACTTGATTCTTAAGCTGCTTATTTTGTTTAAGTAAATCAGACTTAGTAATATTAGACATTGTATTGGATCCCACGTGTCTATCGTGCGACTATACATTGTATCCAACTGGTTTGGGACCAGCCCAACCGTGTAGTCTGTCGGCATTTACGTCATGGACGATTTAGCACGGAAGTATTGAGTAAAACCCTATACCCAGTTCTACACCGTTTTAGTTGGTTTAATAGATACAACCCAATATAATTACTGTCTTCTAGCATCTCAAGTGCTTTTTCACTAGTCTTGGCTTGGACATCTTTTTAAAGAGATCCTCGTCATAATGTAGAATATGACCTGTGTCAAAGTCGATCTCGTACCAACCCTTAGGTTTAGTAATAGATCTACTCGTTGGTTCAACAATCTCAGGATCGAAGAACCGGGCCTCATCTGCATCAAATCCAGAAAACTGGTAGGCTAGAGGAAATTCGTTTTCAGCAACAAGAGTAAAGGGTGCTTCCAACAGCTTACGAAGTGCCATTTTTGGTTGAAAACCAATCTTTTTAGCACTCGGCAACTTATGTCCAGGTTTAAACACCAGGTTTAACTTGCTGGGGTCATGAGGTTGACTTAGGAGGGGAAGATTGTATAGCCTCTTTATTACTTTATCTTGATTTATGTTTAGTGGTTGCGTTTTAGGAATGATTCTTATGCGGTCATGAAATCCCATGTCAACACAGGAATAAGACGTGTGATCTTCACTTGGTACCAAACGAAGGATGTATTTTGAGGGGTCTTTGCCCTTCCTTATAAGCTGTTCTATAAACCAGTTATAGAATGAAGCCCTCTTTCGTTGATATGTAGTGAATGTTACATGCTTCGCGACTTCCGGATCCAGCGGGAAGCCACAACCTCCGTACCACCTATCTATAAATAGGTTTTGTTTACCATTCATAGTTAGACTATCAATAGCCTTTTTATGATAATGGATAAACCTTCGATGGGCTCGCCATTTATCGGTTGACCCATTGATCACCTCTGCATACCAATCCCAGATTGGTTTTGCTTGAAGTGAGGTACGTCCGGTTACTTTAGCTTTTCCAGTGAGAAGGCCAACGTTGAAGAACTTATACCTTACCACCTTACCATGACGTTCTTGAAACATTATGGAATTAATTGTAAAAAGGTCCTTATGGATATAATTCTTTCCAATTGAAAGATTAAAACCAACAGACTTAATTTTACTTTTCCAAATTTCATAGTGGTCTGGATTAGATGGAAAGAGGATATCGTCACCATTAATAAGAACTGGAAGTTCATGGAAATCAATTTCCTTTCCTAAGTACTCTTCCATAGATATCCAATAGGATATTAGGTTGATGATACATAAGATCGGGAAAGAGAGTACAGAACCCATTAATTGTCCATTTTGT